AATGAGAGATTCTGCTAACCGCAGCAATTCTACATTTGTTGGTTCACTTATTTCAAATGATGTTGTATGCGAAACATATAATCGAAAAACACCTACTGAAATTGGTAGGGTTGTGGCTAAAGATGGAACCGGAATTACATCTGAAGGATTTATTAACGCTGCCAACCCGTCTCAAGCTTTCATTCCAAAAAAAGCTGGTACGTTTTCAATTATCCCTGAGTTCCAATATAACCCTTACTTTGCTAAGGCTATTAATGGTAAAACTAAATTAGCACCTGGCATTACTTTATCAAAGTTTTTAGGATCTGATGATCCAACTAATATGAACTTTGTCCGTGATCTTTCAATGAGAACAGAGATTGCAAAATATTTGTATTTGCATGCGCAGATTATTAAAACGATTAATGGTGATAATGTTGAGAAGTTTAAAGATATTACATGCGAAGTAGCCGAAGGCGTTTATCAGCCCGGTCCACAGGAAAAAGTAACTCCAGGTGAAATTAATGATTTGAAAATGAAAGGCCGCGCGGTTGTATATAAAATTATTGATAAGTCTGGCAACGTAAACAATACTCGGACATTTGATGTTGCAGTTTATTGGAAAGATGCAATCCGTTATGATAAAATAATTTTGTCATACGATACTATCGATTGTAGTGGTGAAGTTGGAGCTAGGATTATTGTAAGTCTTCCTGAAGTAAGTACTGATTGGGAAGCAACTTATGCACAAGAAATTGAAACTGAATTTAATAACACTAAGTTGTCTTCTAACGAATTCATTGAAGTATTAGATCAACCAAAAACTGCTGGTAAAGCAGGAGGAGATGTTGCAGCATCGCCACCTGTTAATTACACAGGTGAAAATGGTAAATTGTCTCCAGATGAATTAGGCGATGTTGGAAATGGTAAGCAGCTAAGAAAGGATGCAGCAGAAGCTTTCCTTAAAATGCAAAAGGCTGCAGCAGCAGACGGTGTCAATATCCAAGTATCTTCTGGATACCGATCATATTCATACCAAAATAACTTATTCCAAAAGGCACTTAAGAAATATGGTTCAGTTGCAAGAGCACGTAAATGGGTTGCTCCTCCAGGCAATTCAAACCACGGTTGGGGTATTGCATTTGATGAAGGTACAATTTATGGCGGGAAAGAAAGAACAAAACAATACCGTTGGTTAAATGCTAATGCTTCTAAATTTGGATTCTGGCAAAGAATGTCTTGGGAACCGTGGCATTGGGAATACAAAGGTTCAGAGTAACCTTATAAATAAACTAAAAATAGAGAGACGTTATGGCCACTACGAGAGTCTTATCAAGGGAAGATGGTAACCTGAATGCTACCACTACTCTTGTTACCAGTAGAAATAGAGTATACAAAGATATTGACTTGTCTTTTACAGCCAAGCCAAATGGTGAACTGTACATTAAACGTGATGCTGCTGCAGTAAAACAGGCTGTCAAAAATTTGATACAAACGAATCATTTTGAAAAACCATTTGAACCGTTTTATGGCGGGAACGTCCGTGGTCTTTTATTTGAGTTAGCGTATGATGATATTGAAGATGATGTATATGATAATATTAAATACGCTTTAGAAACATACGAACCAAGAGCCGAAATCATAGATATAATTGTAAACGCTCGCCCAGACAATAATTACATTGACGTTACTGTTGAATTTCAAGTAGTCAACACAGGCGAAATCGTTACATTTTCTACAGTACTATCAAGGTTGAGATAACATGGCAACAACAATTCAATCATCTGCTTTAGATTTTAACAATATTAAAAATAATCTAAAGACTTACCTAGAAAATAAAGATGAGTTTGCAGACTATAACTTCGAAGCTTCTGGTCTTTCGAATATTCTTGATGTGTTAGCATATAATACTCACTTAAATGCTCTAATTGCAAACTTTGCTTTGAATGAATCTTATTTGTCAACAGCTCAATTAAGAAGTTCAGTTATCTCTTTGGCTGAAAGTGTTGGATATATTCCAGACACCAAAACATCTTCTCAGGCAAAAATTAGAGTTTTCTTTAATACTTCAACTGTTAACCGTGATACCACTATTGCTCTTCCAGCATACACTAAATTTACGACTTCAGTTGATGATGTTACATATACATTCCAAACAATTGAAACATATTATGCTACAGATGATGGTAATGGATTTTATGAGTTTAAAACTGTAGACGGTTCAAATCAAATTCCTATTTATGAAGGTACTTTAAGAACTAAGACTTTTCTAGTTGGTGAGTATGAAGACAATCCTGTTTATGTTATTCCTGACACAAACCTCGATGCAGACACTGCAAAGGTAAATGTGTTTTCCAGCGCTACAAGTACTACAGCAACATCTTACCAAAACATTGTAAACGCTACAACAATTAGTGCTCAATCAACTATTTACATTTTAAAAGAGACTCCAAACGAATATTATGAACTATCGTTTGGTGACGGTGAAACATTTGGTGTTGCTCCATCTGCCGGTAATAGAATTGAAGTTACTTATTTGTCTGCATCTGGTGAAGGCGCAAATGGAGCCGTTACTTTCTCACCTTCAGCACAATTAAGTTCTGGTGGTGTTACTGAAACGCTAAGTGTAACTACATATGTAAATTCACTTGGTGGTGATACAAAAGAATCAATCGAGTCTATCCGTAAAAATGCTCCATTCCAGTATGCAGCACAAAACAGAATGGTTACTGCAGCAGATTATTCTTCTTTGATCCTACGTAACTATTCAACCCTTATTAAAGATATTATTTCTTGGGGTGGTGAAGATGATTTGAATCCAGAATTTGGTGCAGTGTTTACTTCAATTTTGTTTGAAGATGATGTAACTGATCTTACGAAAGATTCTACAAAATCTGCAATTATTGAATTGGCCAAGCAGTTGTCAATTGTGTCATTTAATTTAAGATTTACTGATCCAGTTACTACTTATGTAGAAATGGAAGTATTTTATCAGTTTAACCCTAAGCTAACAGACTTGACACGCAACGCTATTAACACTCAAGTAAGAGATCAAATTTCTTCATATTTTGATATTAACACTGGTAATTTTAACCAGTCCTTTAGACGCTCAAATATGCTAGCAGAAATTGATGAATTAAACTCTGCTATCCTATCATCAAGAGCTGTTGTAAAGATGCAACGTAGATTTACTCCTTCTTCACCTAACCTAATTAAGGTGATTAATGATTTGTCTATTGTACAATTAACCGACGATCAAGTAAACCATATTGTAGAATTAGTTACTTCTCAAAAATTTGATGCTGCTGCAAACTATATGGTTAATAATAGTTTAACTGACCAAAACTTTACTGCAACTCGAACAAGACTATCTGAAACAAGTGTTACAAATTCACAGGCATTAAGATTTCCTGCTGCAATAGCGATCCCTGATGATGATACGTATACTATTAACAGTAGCCAATTTACATATGATGGTAAAAATTGTATATTGAGGAATAAACTATCATCCAACGTTATTCAAATCGTTACCTCTGCTGGTGATGAGGTTGTACTTGATAACATTGGATCTTATGCTGCAAGTACAGGTGTAGTGACAATTAATTACTTTAACCCTTCAAGTATTGCTGCTGGTGAAACACAAATTAAACTATCAGTACTTCCAGCAAACCAATCAGCGATTACACCAACTCGTAATGATTTGCTTGTATACGATCCAGATAGAACAACCGTAACTGCAGTAACAGTAAGCGCAACAAACTGATGAAGAACTTAAAAGATAAAACAAAATTAGATAATAACCGGACACTTCTGAACTTCCAAAGATCAGAAGTGAATTCCGTGTTACCTGATTTTTATCCTGCAGAATACCCAAATCTGTTAAAGTTGTTTGAGGCGTATTATGATTGGATGGATTCTGATACTAATCCATCTGGTAAAATCCAAAGGTTGTATTCATCTAGAGACGCAACTCAGGTTCCAAGTGATTTGCTACAATATCTTGAAGATGAATTGCTTCTTGGTCAAGCCTACTTTGGTGGTTTCCAAAATAAAAGAGAAGCCATTAAGTTTTCAAATACTCTTTACCGTTCAAAAGGTACAAAGTATTCGATTGAACAATTCTTTAGAGCTTTCTATGGACTAGACCCTGAAGTAAGGTATCCAAAGGAAAATATTTTTAGAGTTGGTCCATCAATTGATTATACTCTTGATAGTTCAAATACTGGTGGAGCTCAAATTAAAGCTGAAGCTTCTAAACTTGGTCCGGAAGACAACAAGTATATTACAGATGATAAATTATACCAAGTTATGTCTGTACTTGTTCGTGTTGGTATTTCTGTTAAAGACTGGTTAGAAATCTATAAACTATTTGTACACCCAGCCGGTGTATATATCGGTGCTGAACTCTTAATTGAAGTTGAAAATACTAATTTGCTTTCAACAATTCAAGAAGATGAAGGCGAAGAAATACCAGAATTTGTTGCGGTTGCTGCTGATGCTACTTTACCAATTGAAGCATTTACAAGCGTCACGATGATCCATCCAAGCTCTGGTGATTCAGCGTTTAGATCATCTGTTGAAACAATATACGCACAAATTGATTCTTCAACTACACTTTCTGATGTAGATGCGGCTTACAATGTAATGATGACACCGAACTCACTTACACTTGATGATAGTGATACGGTTGTATTCTCTAACAGCGGTGATTCTGCAGACAATATTGTTACGATTAGAATGGATAATCATACCTTTGATACTCAATATGACTCTGTCTAATGGTATAAATACTTAAAATTAAATTAAGCGGGCTAAAATATGGCTAAACAAACGATTAATACTGGCAGCGCAGCAAATGACGGAACAGGTGATACACTCCGCCAGGCCGGTGCTAAAATTAATGCTAACTTTACTGAGTTATACAGCATCCTTGGTGATGATGTAACTGGTTTTACACGTCTTACTGATAGCGGTCTTGATTTCGTTGGGACTGACTATGGTAATAAAGTAAAGATTGGTTATACTGAAAATGTAGATTCTACAATAAGCATTGATTTCCCTGATTCAGCCGGAATAGTTTTAGTTTCATCCGCAACACAAACCATGACAAATAAAACTATTAGTGTAGATGATAACACTATTTCTGGTATTGTTGCTAGCAGTTTTATTTTATCAAATGCTTCTGGTAATATTGATGGTTCTGCTGCACAGAAAGCTATCCCTGCAGGGATTGTAGTTGGTACAACAGACACTCAAACTTTGACAAACAAAACTCTTGTTGGACCTACAATTGAAAACGCTATCTATCACGGTCATATTAAAGATTCTGATGGTGCAGATATTATCCATTTTACAAAGACAGTGTCTGCAGTAAACCATTTAGACATTTCCAATGCTCCAGCGGGAACTTCTCCATCTATTTCTGTTGAAGGTGATGACACGAATATTAACCTTTCGTTGTTTGGTGCTGGTACTGGCACAGTTAACACGAAGAAAGTATCATATGGTAAAGCAACTATATCAGCTGCTGGTAACGTTGACAACCAGAATACATATATTAGTTGTACTGCTTCCACAAACATTAGCATTAATGTTAGTAATGGAACAGTTGACGGCGAACTAAAAGTTATTTCACATGACGGAACTGCATCAACAGTTACTGTAACATTCGATGCCGGATCTAATTTTGCTCAAGGTACAACAATTGCCTTGGATCCAAATGATACAGTCATGTTAATTTGGAACAACTCAACAACAGAATGGAATGCAATTGGCGGCTACGGCTACGCAATATCTTAATAGGAAGAAACTATGACAGCGATCATTACTCAATCATTAAAAACACAACTATTAAGAACGATCTTTGATGAGAACGAAGGTGTTTTAATCGGCGACTCAGATAACAATTACTATATTGCGATTGGTCGTTCACAACAATGGCAGGCTGAAGATAATACAGATCTTGTTCCTGATCCAGCTTCTACTGAAAGAGAAGAAAGACTTTTCAGATATAACATGCAATCAATAAAAGCTGCTGAAGGTTATTCTTATGTTGTACCATTGTATGACTGGACAGCAAACACTCAGTACCAAGCATTTAATGATAATGTTGTAGGCCATCCTGCTCAATCCTATTATGTAAGAACTGCTGATAACAACGTTTATCTATGTTTACGTACTGGTAAAAACGACACTGGTGTTACACAGGTTTCAACACAAAAACCTGATCATACTACAACAGCATTACCAATTGAAACTGATGGTTATGTCTGGAAATATCTGTATACGATTTCAACAGCAGATGCTAATAAGTTTTTGACCACAGCATTTATGCCACTAAAATATGTTGATTCTGACACAGCTGTTGCTGATCCGACACAAGCTTCTCAATGGGAAGTTGCTAAAGCAGCGCAGGCTGGAGAAGTTATTGGTTACCGAGTTACTGAACCAGGTGGGCCGTACACTTCACCTCCTGCAATTACTATTGCTGGTAATGGTACAGGTGCCACAGCTAGAGCAATTCTATCTTCTACAGGCTCCATTGCTGCGATTGAAGTAGATGATTCTGATGGCTCAGGTAATAAAGCATCTGATACTCCATACGCTTCTAACTCTTACTTATTAGGCAGAAACGATGGTACTGCACCAGGTGGATATGGTCATGGTAAAAACTATGATTATGCAGACGTAACAATTTCTTCTTCTACTCTTTCTGCTGGTGGTACTGAAGCAAAAGCAGTCCCTATTTTTGGACCAAAAAATGGTCTAGGTGCTGATGTAAGAGATGATTTAAGAGCATTATCATTTATGTTCAATATCAAACCTGAAGGTTCAGTTGAAAATAAATGGGTACTTGACCAAGGGTATAGACAAATTGGTATTTTACGCAATCCATTAGATAGTGCTGATGGTGTGTTGTTTACAGGTACACAAGGTCTAGGTTTAAATAGAATGACTTTAACTACTCCTGCTGGTGATGGTAATCCTAATAATGGTTATGCAATTTCATTTGACCAAGATACAAAAATCACAGGTGGTACTTCATCTGCTCAAGCTTGGCTGGACTATTACGATGATTCATCTACTTTGTGGTATCACCAAGATGAAAATACTGGGTTTAAATCTTTCCAAGATGGTGAAAACATTACGGTTGAAGGTTATTCAGCTTCAACATTGACATTAGATTCAGCACTTGTTGCACCAGATTTTGATGTATATTCTGGCGATCTACTCTTCATAAATAACTTTACTGAAGTTACAAGAGATCCTGACCAAACTGAAGATATTAAAGTTGTTATTAAACTCTAAAGGTAAGACATGGCTACAAACGTTACGCAGACTACATTCTTAAGTCAATATAATGATGATTATCGTGATAGCGATCATTATCACCGCATTCTGTTTAATAACGGCAGACACCTGCAGGCGCGTGAACTTACGCAAATGCAAACCATTATCCAAGAGGAAATGGCTCGTATTGCAGGATACCTTTTCAAAGAAGGTGGTATTTTTAATACCTCATATGGTGCATTAAACTCTGGTTTTTATGGTATTGACTACGTAAAAGTTGCAAGCTTACCTGTAGGTTACGCAACTCTTAAAGGCACAGATATTACAAATGCGGCTGGAGTTAAAGCTACAGTAAAAGATGTATTGCCAGCAGATGGAGCTGATGCAGCCACTCTTTATGTAATCTATAAAACATCCAATAACCTTTCTGCTACAAATACAACCAGCCCTAAGATTTTTGCTCCCGGTGAATTGCTAACGTATGACACTGGCGCGATTAGTGGAACCATTAGTGTACAAACAACTAACACTTCCACAAACCCAGCGTTTGGTAAAGGTTCATATGTAGAAGTCCCAACGTTTACCACATTTGTTGCTGGTCATTTAGTTGTATGTGAGTCGCAGAGTTTAGTTGTTTCAAAGTATAATAAATCACCAACCGCAGTGGTTGGATTTAAGTTAACTGAACAAATTATTTCAGCAACAGATGATATTGCTCTTTATGATAATTCTGGTTCTACACCTAACCTTACATCTCCAGGTGCTGATAGATATAAGATTCTATTAACTTTGGTTAAAGAATCAGACGTTACTTCTGGTGAAACGTTTTATCCTTTGATTGAAATTAAAAATGGGGTTTCGACTGCAGTACAATCAAGAGATAATCTTTTAAATGAATTAGGTACATTAGTACATAATAGAACATCAAATATTAATGGTGATTTTGTTTTAAGAAACTCTCAGTTTGGCCAATTTAATTTAGAAATCCATGATGATAGTGATGATGACTATTTACAATATAAAGTAGATGGCGGGGTTGCATATGTTGGTGGCCGTAGGATTGAAAAAAATAAATCACAGACAATAAGGGTTGAAAAATCAAGATCGACTTCTACTGATCTATTAAGTGTTTCGCCAACATTTTCTACTGCAGAATATGGTAACTATATTCTAGCTGATAGTTCATTTGGTCTAATTACTAAAGTTACTAACCTTGAAACTATTAATCTAAAAGATGCTACAGATCACGGTGGTACTACTATTGGTACTGCACGTTTGCGGAATGTAGATGAGTTTGGTGATAAGTTTAGATTCCATGTTTTTGATGTAAAAATGGATTCCAGCGGTGGCACACCATACAGCATTTCTCAAGTTCAAAGTATTGGTACAGATGCAA